GGGGCTAATGCGCTGTTTCTTATCGCTTTACGCTAGTTGGTTTCCCTACGCCAGAACGTCGATTTTTTTTGAGACTCGGGAGCGGAGGGCGGCGAGCATGTCGCGCTCGGTCATGCCTTTTGCCCACTTCGGTCGGAGTTGGTAGTGGGGCTCATCGTTGAATTTCCAACGGCCTCCCCACTCGAATCCGAGCGATTCGCCGAGGGGTCCGAGCTCGCGGTAGAATGCGTGGTCTCCGTGGTAGGTCTTGCCGTCTTTTGAAAATACGGCGATATCGAGAGCCAGCGAGTAGTTGTGCAGGGAGGCCCCACCGGCGGCGTTACTGACCCTAGGGCCGGGCGCGGTGCGGCCTTTGGCGTAGAGGGCGTCTTGCTCGGCCCATGTGCGGAGCCCACAGATGCATTTAACGTCGAGGTTGAGCGGGGCGGCGAGCTTTTTGGCCGCGAGGATAAAGGAGGCGGCGCGGGCGTACAGATCCGGGTGGAGGGTCGAGAGGTTGCGCTCCGATCTTTCGTCGAGGTTCATTTGTCGCGGAGGAGTTTGGCTTCGCCGTATTTTGACCAGGCGAATGCCATGCCGTTTTCGCCAGGTGATTCGGGTGGCGTGTTGGGGATGTATTTTGCCGAGAGGGCGAGTTGGAGGTTTCCGAGCTCGCCGATGCGGTCTCCAAATGGCGGGAGGGGCACGTTGACGCAGGAGGTCAGGAATGCCATGCCGAGGAAGGCAAAGGAAAGCAGGATGAGCGCAAAAGTTATCTTCCGGGCTTGCGTGTTCATCGGCCTTTGCGGATGACGTTTATTAATCCCGTTAATCCGAGGCCCGTTGCCACGATTTGGTTCTGGATGTCTGGCGAGAGGTGAACCCCAGCCGCAGTGGCCAGCAAAATTAAACCCCTCCACGTTGAGTTCTGTGACAGCGAATCGATGATTTTAAGTAGGATAAACATAACTATTGAGGGCGCGTGTCAAGTTTCCGCTCCACTCGCTCGATGACGGATCTGGCGCTTGCGATGACGGAGAGCATTTCGCTGTTTGCTGTTTTCAAATGCTCCACAAACTCCTCTGTCTGTTTGTCCATGCGGTTTTGGAGGACGTCGAGGCGTCCGGTGAAGTAACGAAAAAGGGTGAAGACGGCGGCGAGGCCGATGACGAGGAGGCAGACGAAGAGCCAGCGGTCGCTTTGACCGCTGGCGTAGTTCGTTAGCTCGAGGAGCTGCTTGTCCATTTTATGAATTAGCCTGGGCGATGAGGTTGCCGACGATGGCCGTCGTGGCCACGTTTGCAAGGCGGTCCGTGTTTAATAAGTCGGATTTAGCTTTGATGGCGGCGACATCGCTATTGGCTGGCGCGGTGTAGGACGAACCGGCGAGCCTGCTGGAGACGCTGGCGTCGACTCTTGCCAGCTCCACGGCCAGCTCCGATCTTGTGGCCGAGGCTATCGAAGCGGCGGAAGGCACAGATGGCGAGTTGGTCAGCGTGTCCACGGTGCCGCCGGTGATTTCCTTCGTGGCTGCTCCCCACACTGCGGTCGCGTTGGCGGCTGCTGTCGGTGCGGCTGTGGTCGGGATGCTGTCGATTTTTCCACCGACGCGCTCGAGGTCGGCGCGGACTGCGGCGACGAGGGAGACTTCGCTGAGGTTGGTGTTGCCGATGGCGCCGACGATGGCGGCAAGGACGGTTTGGCCATCCGCCTCGTTGAGGAGCGAGCCTTCGACGGCGGTTGCGATCTGTGCTGTTGTCGGCGCGGCGCTGTATGCCGAGCTGGCAAGTCTGGATGATACCGTGGCATCGAGGTTTGAAATCTCTGTCAATTCCGTGCGCACGGCGGAGGCCACAGCGGCGGCTGTCGGGGCGCTCGTCGGAGCTGTGTAGGCCGAGCTTGCGAGGCGGCTTGATACCGTTGTGTCGAGATTGGCCAGTTTTGTTGAGTTGGCGTCCATCTCCTGCCGTATTTGAACAACGGTGGGCGCACTGCTGGCGACCTCGGCACTGCCGTCCCACACGATGCTTCCGCTGCCGACATTGGCGGAGGCTGAGATGAATGCGACTTGGTAGGTGCCAGCCGTGCCGGTCATGTTTCCGCTGTAGAATCCCGTGCTGCCGGTTTCTGGGCAGCTAATGGCAGATCCGACTGCTGCGCCGGATTGGTAGCGTTGGGCGGTGACGGTGAGACCGGATTTTGCGAGGGCGATGTTGAGTTCGTTGGCCATGGTTTTAGGAGTTTAGGATTGTGAGTGTTTCGGTGAGGCAGTCCTCGAAGGTGTGCGGGGCGGCGGGCCAGTTGCTGGCGGCTGGGGCGAGGCCAGAGGCGATCATTCCGTCGAGCCAGCCTTGGACCGCGACCAGCTTGGGCGAGGATTTCGCGGAGGCGTCGAGGCGGAGCTTTTGGTAGAGGAGCGTTGTGGAGCGGTTGCCGCCGTAGCCTTGGGAGTCGGTCCATTCCTCGGCGGTGTAGGTGGGCGCGGATGGCGTGACCCATTGGCCGTCTTGCCACGCTGCATCTTCGCTGGGCTTTGCAGGCGCTGGTTGCCATTGCTCGGCTTTGGGATTCCCGGCCGCGATGAGTGCGGCGATGTAGCTCTCGGGGAGTTCGCGCAGTTCGTTGGTGGTTGTGTTGTTGTAAATCATGGGTAGATGCGTGGATGGTTGGCAACTGTTGCGCCGTTGTTGTTGGTGATGGTCAATCCGCCTTTTTGATCAACGAGGTCGCGGACGAGCGGAGCATAAAAGACAAGCGACTGCGGACGGATTTTGTCGCAGGTCATGCCTTTGGCGAGGCTGGCGATTTCGGCGGCAGTGAGGGCGGCGTTCCAGATGCCGACTTCAGCGATTTGACCCCCCATAAAACTAGCCCCTAAAGGAAATGTTGAAAATCGTTGAGCGCCGATAGAGGTTTGGGACAATCCACCTGTTGCAAGGTTTGTTGTTTGTGTAGCCACCCCTCCTGCATTCAGGTAAACAGACCTGCTTGCACTCGATGAAAGAACCCCGCAGGCATGATACCAAGTGTTTGCGCTAAACGAGGTTGTGCTATTCGCAGCCGCATTTGATGCCCCTGCGGCAGAAAAAAAAGAAACAGGATCTCCAGCTAAATCTCCCCTCAACAATAGAACATGCCGATCTGTTGCGGTGGTCGAATTTAAACAAATTAAAGCATGTGCATCTGTGATTGTTGCAGCGCGAAACCAGCATGCCATAGTTAATGGGGCGACTGTTGCTGGAGCGGTTGCCACAGAAAGATATTGGCTGCTCGCCGCTGTAAACTCGTAAGCCATTACGCCGCGCTCCTCACTTCGACGGCGATCAACTCGGCGTCGCCTGTCATTGTGTCGTTAGTAGCATCGCTGCCGACGCGAGAAATCCTGATCCGGTAAGGCTCCCCGACTGCCACGCTGTCGATTGTGGAAAGCGAAATGCTGGTCGTGGTGGGAATGCCGCTTGTGCCATTTGCCGCGCCATTGCCCTCGGCTGCGGTGTCGAAGCTGTCGGCATCGAGGTCGGTGTTGCCGCGCTCCAGTGCTACGCGCCACCGAACATTTCCGGTGGTAGCGGTGGTCGCCATCCATGTGATTCGCACGCTCAATCCGCTGGCAAGGTCTGCCGCTTCGGGGATGATTGACGGGAAGATCGCGCTCTCGATGGTGGCATCGTCAAAATCGAGGACGGCAACCGAGTTGCGTGTGTCGAGAGTGGCAAACAGAGTCGCTGGCGGCGAGCTATGGCGCGGGGTGAATGCCGCGAGGGTCTTTGTGCCAGAGGCACCGGAGAGGATGGGTGTTGCGATCATGCGTAGGTGAGATTAGCTTTGTTTGACCACGCGCCTGTGGCGCTGGCTTCGGCGGTGACTTCGCCAGCGGCGTCGGTGGTGGTGCGGGAGATGTCCCAGAGGGCCGAGTCGTAGATGGACCCGCTGTTTGGGAAGTCGGCGTAGGCGAGCTTGCCGTAGAAAAGATTGTTGCCGATGATGTCGAAGACTTCGACTTTATCGGGCACGGGACGAGTGCCGATGCGGAAGACATTGCCGCTTGCGTCTTTCGAGTAGAGGCAATGGTCGGCGAGATTTTGCACTAGTTCTCCGACTGCGAGATCGCCAGCGAGTGGGATCTTGCCAAGGACGGAGGATTTTTTCGGTATGATTTGTGTTGCCATTTGGCTTGTTTATTTCGCGGTGGAGACCCCCGCGTGGCGAGGCGCTATGGAGCGCCCCGCCGGGGTTGGTTGGTTGGTTAGTAGGTGCCGCCGTCGATGCTGGCCTCGAGGGCGTCGATGCGTGCGTCGAGTGCGTCGTCTGCACTTGCGCGGGCTGTTGCCTCACTTGTGATGTTGGTCTGTAGGCTGGTGTCAGCGCTGGCGCGGGTTGTCGCTTCAGCGGTGATGTTGCTTTGCAGAGTCGTGTCAGCGCTGGAGCGTGTGCTTGCTTCGGCGGTGATGTTCGACTGAAGGGTCGTGTCGGCGGCTGCGCGTGCGGACTCTTCGGTGTTGATGTCTGCCTCTGCTGCTGTGACGCGGGTAGCGAGTGCTGTCGCGGCGGACTCAACGGTGTCGATGCGGCCACCGAGGGCTGTGTCGGCGCTGGTGCGGCTCGAGACTTCGGATGCGAGGGCTGCGTTGTTCGATGAGACGTATCCAGCAAATGCGCTGTCGTTGGTCGTGTCGACCGAATTGATCAATGTGACGATCTCGGCGAAGCTATCCTTATCAGCCTGGGAAGCGGAAAGGATCGCATCGATGCGGCCTTTTTCAGTCGTGATCTTGCCGTCAAGGGTCGTGTCTGCCGAGCTACGAGCGGAAGCTTCTGAGCTGATCGCGGCGGCGCGGTCGATGATTTCTTGAGCGAGGTTTGCGGCTACAACGCCTTCGGCTGCGGTGGCGCGGCTGATTTCGCTCGAGAGGTTGCTGGTGAGTGTCGAGTCGCCTGAGCTGCGAAGCGCTGCTTCTGCTGCTACGGCGTCACTGACGAAGGTCTTCTTTGCGAAGATGTGCTCGCCACCGATTGGCAAAACGCCTTCGGCTGTGCCGATGAAGAATGATTTGTTTGCTGTGTCGAAGGCGACCTCGCCGACTTGAAGCGACACCGGACTACCGGAGCCGCGTTTTACGCGAATGATTGGATTGGGCATGGCTAATTTAGGTGTTGTTGGTTTTGGTTGGGTGTTCGTGGTAGGGAGATTGTCAAAAACTGCCGCAATCGATGACCGGGATCATGAGGGCGTAGCTGCTTGCGGTGGGCGACCAGCGGTAGGGCATGCCTTCGTCGAGGGCCATGTAAAGGCGGTCAGATTTGCCGGTGCTGGGAAAATTGGAGCGGGTTGGGTATTCGACAACGATGCCTGGCAGGGTGAGGTCGAAGCTCGAGAGATCGAGTTGCTGGGTTAGGTTGCTCTCGGTAATTGTTGTCATGCGAAAACGAGAGTCTCCCGGTTGAGCCACGATCCGGTGGCGGTGGCGACTGCGAGGACGCGCCCGGCAGCGTCGGTCGTGGAGCGGCGGACGGTCCACGATGTGGCGGTGTCGGGCAGGGCTGGCAAGGCGGGGCGGTCGGCGTTGAGGAGGCGTCCGCTGTAGGTCGTTAAGCCGTCCGTGCTGGTGGCGAATGCGAAGAGGTAAAGGGTCGGATCTATGGGCGGCTGGACGCTGCGGAGGCCGAGGGCTGTGGCGGCGATCTGTGTTCCTACGGCGGGCGCGGCGTCGAAGGTGATCGTGCCGCTGGCTTCGCTGACCGTGTAGTCGGTGACGGGGGTCTGGGTGACGCCATTGAGGGCGACGAGGACATGCTCGGGGTCGTTGCCTGCAAGGCCGTCGATAAGGAATGTGGTCGCGGTGCCGTCGCCGGTGCGGACGGTGGTGTTGATGCTGAGGCCGGGGGCGCTGGCGACGATGAAATCGGATAGGCCGGTGATGTCCGTGGCGGGGTGCGTGTGGGCGGCGGCGGCTTTGTTGGCCAGTTCGGCGGATACCCAGAGATCGTAGGCGGGCGAGCCGGTCGAGGCAGAAAATAGCGCCCAGCTAAAATGGCCGGGTGGGTATCCGGGGTTGTTGGGGTTGCTGACTCTTTTGTAGAGGAGCCCGTCGGTGTAGGTGACGACGTCTCCAAAAGTGTAGTCTAGGCCGTTGTTATACTCGCCGAGATAATTTACTGGCTCGGGCTGGAGGGCGGTGTCGGCGAGCGCGCCTTGGGCGGCGGTGGCTTTGCCGTCCACTTGGGTCTGGAGGCTGCCGATGCTGGCGGCGGCTTCGGCGATGGAGTCGAGCGCGGCGGGGTCGAGGTTCGCGGCGAGGAAATCGATCCTTTGGCCGAGGGCGGTATCTGAGGCAGTGAGGGCGGCGAGGTCGGCATTTAGGCCGGTGATCTCGCCTTTGAGATGCGTGTGGGCGGTGGCGGGAAATGCGGTTGGCTTGCCGGTAAGGCTTGACCAATCGACGGGCGGGGAGACGGCAACGACGGCGCTGGCGAAGTCGGTGATGTCGGCAGAGGTGTGCGTGTGGGCGGATGGGGCGAATGTGGCGGGCTTGCCGGTGACGCTGGCCCATGTGGGAGGAGGGGCAAGAAGTGCGATGGCCTGCGCGGTCCGCAGCGGGGTCATCCAGGCGGAGTGGTCTGTGCCTGCCTCGGCTTGCGCTTGGGTCGCTTTGCCGTCGGGCATAGCGACGGGGGTGCCTTCGGTGCCGATGATGACGGAGTTCTGGATCTCGACGGGGAGCGTGGCGGTGCGGGTGGCTTCGCCGGTGGCGGTCCACTTGACCTCGAGAAGGGCGGTGACTACGGCGGGCGAGGATGCGAAGGCGGCCTCGAGGGGGATGGTGTTGAGGTCGAGCACGCCGCTGGCGGCGAGGGCGAGAAAATTGGCGTCGGCGTAGCTGGCTTTTAGGGCGGTCGTGAAGGTCGTGCCGGAGGGCGTGGCGACGGCGGCCCCGCGAAGCACAAACTGGATCTCGATGGGGAGGAGGTCGCGGCGCTTGAGCGTGAGGGCGGAGAGGGCGGCGGAGGATGCCGCCGACTTGACGAATCTCCGAGAAGTTAAATCAATGAATAGTTTCATGCCGCTACGAGGCGGCGAGATGTCAAATGCGCGGGTGGCGCGGAACTAGGTCAGGAGCGGAGCGGAGGGGGAGGACTCACGCGGAGGCGCGGGGGTCGCGGAGGGGGGAGAGAAACTGGAAACCGGAGACTTGAGACTTGAAACCTCGATGGCATCCCATTTGCCGAGCGGACACCTTTCGGTTGCCATGCGGAGTTTTGCCCACGTCGAGCATCCACATTTGCGACAGCGGCCTGTGGCGTTGAGTGCGGCGGCGTCCCATTCGGGACAGGCGCGGCAAGTCGCTTCGCGGGTGGCGAGTGCCTCCGGTGGCGTGGTCGCGAAGCCGGAGGCCGTCCACTTTGCTCCAGCGGAAAGAACGCTTTCAATCGCCATCCGGTGCGCCTCTAGATTTCTCATATATTAAGATAAGACAACTGTGAAAGCTGGATTTAATTGAACAGAATAAGGATTGCAAAAAGGGAAATGAAATTCAGTAAATGGCATGGTTACATTATACGTTCCGTATCCTGTGATAGGAAAAGATACGGACCCGCGTTTTGTTATGGTTGCTGTTTGGTAAGTGCTAGGATGCCCCCACATATAAGTGTCGGTTCCACAAACGCAACAACCGGGCGGAAAGTCCCCAGATGAGTCGCATAGATCCATATGCATATTTATGAATACGTCTGAAATGTTTGTGTTTTCCTCAAAGTCAATTCGACAGATGCACCCTTGGATTGAATATCTCCAAATGTAGCGGTAAAACCAATCTTCGTAATCTGATATAATACTATCAGGCACACACTCCCCTCCAGTGCTTCCATTGCTTACTGTGTATCTGTTTTTGAACCGGATAAAAACCTGATTTTCCCTCTGCTCTGAAATATCCCCCCAACACGGAACAGGCCCGTGAGAAGTTTGACCTATGGTAACGGTGCTGGATTTGCCAAAAGCGGAGATTGTTACAATATCCCCGTCAGAAAAAACGCAAGTGCAAGGCCCACTTGGACAACACGCGCAATTCACAGCGCGAAGGCCGAGTGCGCCGTCGGTTTTGATTTTTACTGCGCCGGTGGATGTGAGGCCGAGGGTCATGGGAGAAGAGTTTTAAGTTTTAAGAATTAAGTTTAAAGTGGCGGTTTGCGTGATTGTCTCGGTGGTCAGTCTTAAAACTTACAAACTTAATACTTAAGACTTGTGTCAGCATTCCTCGGTGGCGATCCATTGCAGGGTGCCGTTTACCGCGCCGAGGACGTGGGTGCCGGTGGTGGGTGGAGTTGGGAATTTAAACTTTCTCGCCGCGTAGTTATTAACAAATGCCGACTCCGTGAATGCGTCATCCACAATCAATTTTGCATCGGCGAAATTCCGCATCAAGTCGCTCGCGGAAATAGAATAGACAGGCTTGCCTACAATTTTTGCCTCAAAATCGACGGGCAGATTGTTTTGGTTGTTCATTTTTTAGAACGGGATGAACTCGGTTCTGCGAATTGCCTTTACTTCGAAAGCGGAAAACGCCAACCCCCAGGTTGCCGTCACCTCGTCTATCTCGCCGTAGTTTGCGCGAGACAACGAGACGAGTTGAGCGAGTGAGGCCAGAGCGGTTTCTGGGTCGGGGGTGATGGTCGTGTAGCTGCGATTGGTGCCGCCGACGCCTTGCTCAAATGTGGGCGCGAATATTTGCAGAAATTCCGAAAATGAGGAGTAGCTAACCGAGGTCGTGTTGTTCGTTATTTCAAAAACCTCAAACTTGATTGACTCGGAGGGCAGACCGATCTCCGTCATTGACGTAGTTTCGGCGATTGTGAATTTCTTCGTGATTGTGTCCGACAAAATTCTCAGGGTATAACCGACCCGCGCGGCATTGGGCCCGCGATTTAACGTCATCGTCACAGACGATAGCTGAGTGCCAAAAACGGTCGGCACATCGACGGGCACGGAAATATTTTTTCGACCAGAAAATCCGGTGATGGAGAATCTCGCGAAGCCTGCGCTGTCGATGTTTTGGGAGGCGGAATCTTTGCTTATGTGGTCGGGGAAATTTGGCAATGGAAGGCGCGCTTGCAATAGGCGGGCGGCGCTCTGTGCATTTGGCGTGGGGCAGATGTACTCGGCGGAGACGACAGATAGACCAGAGTCGCTGGCTTGACGCTGGTGGCTAACCATCTGGAGATTTTTGTTCCCGCGATAAATGTAGGCGGATTTTAAAACTCGAAGCTGGAGCGTGGTCGTCGTCGAGCTGCCACCGGCGGATACTGTGATAGCTACCGAGACCGGCGCAGTAAGTGAGGTGGGTCGCCATGTTATTTCGCCGGTGGTCGCGGAGATCGCCGCGCCAGAGGGTAATCCTGTGGCTGACCACGATGTGGATGGGCTATTTTGAGGGTCCTTTAAACGAGGATAATAGCTCAAATCAAAATCCAACCAGGCGTCGATCTTTTGCGCGGGATCGACCTCGGGGATACCTGCCTGAATATCGAAATTAACCGTCTCGGTGGATGATCCGAAAACGCTAAAAACCGATATTTCAAGTGCAAACGACTCCAGTTTATTTGGGGTGCCGGTAAGAGTCCCATCGTTTTCAATGGTCAACCAGAACGGTTTGCCGATCGCTTTGAAATAAAGCGGTGGGGCGCTTATTGAATCAAGCGCAAGCGAGGTGGCGAGGGCTACACCGACGCGCCCGGCGATGGTTTGGTTCGGCGGAATTACGGCAAGACCTCCGACAATGCGGAATGTGAAAACAACGGAGGCACTCGATCCATCCCCGCCCAGCGCGCTGATGGTGGGGTTAAATGTGCCAACGGATGTTGGAATCCCTGAAATGAGTCCCTCCGGGCTTATCGTGAGCCCATCGGGCAGGCCGGTCGCATTCCAGTTTGAGGCTGGCGTGGCGCGTTGGTCATGGACCGTGCACTGGAACTCGAACTCTTGTCGCGCAGGAATAACAACATTACCGACCTTAATATCTGGCGCGCCGCCTACGCCGCCAAACAAGATGCTGGCATAGGGGCGAGGAAAGAATAGGCTGCGAGCTTCATTTAAAAAATTACCTCCATACCATTGCGCTTGACCGGTAGTTTTAATGGAAAATGTAGTATGAGGGGATGTGCGGGCTTTTGCTATTCCGCTACCCTGCTTCTGTTGCGCACCCCACCCAGAGTAAAGGCCTGTGCCGAGGTTGTCCCAAACAAGCATCTGCCCGTCAGAAAAAACAACAGAGCTCCGAGACCCATTCGAGGCCACCGATACAATCGTGAATCCTAATCCAGACGAGGGAAAGCCTCCCAATCCGGGGTTCAGAACAAAGGCGGTGCCGTCTGTTTTTCTGATAAGCAACTGTGCAGAGCCTACCGCCAACTCAGCCACAGTCCCGCCAATGCCCGTTATGAGAGCAGGCGTCCCAGATATGTTTGAATAAACAGAGCCGTCTGTTTTTTCCACCACCCATTGGTCGCCATCGCCATAATTCGTTGCAATTTTGCGGACGTTGCTATTGACGGTGACTCCACCAACCACGCCGTAATCCGCATCGCCAAATGTTGTTCGGTTCCACTCATACACAACGCCGTTTGATCTCAAGCCGTAAAAAACTTGGTTGTAATGATCGCCCCGAACGCCGATCTTTGTGACCGTACCGGTTGGCAGGTTTGGAAACGGCTCGCTACTATAGCCGGGCAGCGTTTCAACCGTGCCATTACTTTTTAAAGCGATGGCATTGCTTCTGCTTAGTGGGTAGTCCGGCACCGTGAGTTGGCACACCTGCACAAAGTCGCCATAGGCGACCATTGATTGAGCGATGCGTGGATCGGTAAAAGAGTAGGCCCCTGCGGCATAAACACTGCATGATAAAACCACGCCATCGGTGGTTACGCCGAGCACCCTATAGCAATATTCGTAGCCGGGAGTATTGCAGCTTGGCGGAATTACGATAAAAAGGTCAGCCCACTCTGATTGGTAGGAGACTTTTGCATTTCCGCTGTAAATTTTACTTAACGTCCCAGAGAGCACGCCTGTGTTTGCGTCGATGCCGATCCACTCCGGCGTCTCTGCCAAAAATCCGGAGTGAGGTATCGAGGTTAATACGGGCGCGGTAAATGGCACGCCTACGACGGGGTTAAAAACTTGTCCGGGTGTAATCATACGAGCACTGTTTGGGGGAGTTTCGGTTCGATTTTTTTGACGAGGTCAAGGATGGATTGCACGATGGCATCGAGGGATTTGGGCTTGCTGTCGGAAGGGGATTTTCCGCTGGCGGTGCCGTCTTGTCCGGGCTTGTCGATGCTGGGTTTCCCCTCGCCCATTCGCCTAGGTTTAGCTTGTCCATAGTCGCCGTCTTCGCGGGCGGCGCGCACTCTCTCGCGGAAATCCTTCGAGCTTTCTCCCATCTTGGAACTGAGGCCGTAGTCCTTGCCGATGTCGGCGAGGGCGCGGCGGTCCTTGTTTGCGCCGATGCCTCGGAGATTGGTCTCGGCTTCATTGTTGGCGATCTGGCGGGCGGTGCGGCGGGCTCCGGAGAAGTCGCCGGAGGCCATCTGGTCGGCTGCTTGATTGGCGAGCTTGCCGCCTTTGTCCACGGCGTTTTTCGCCTCGGCCTTGGTGACGTCCTCGAGGAGCTTCGCGGAGGCGGAGAGTTCCTCTTTTATTTTTTTAGTAGATCCTTCGGCTTTGGAAAAGGAGGTGGCGACGGACTCGGCATCCCCGGCTGCCCCTTTGGTATTGCCCTTGGCGTCTTCGGCGGATTTGGCGGATGCCTCGAAATCCTCGCGGAGCTTGGTGCCAGCGTCTTTGACTTCGCCGAATTTGTCGGCGGCGGCGGTGGCGGTTTCCTTTGCGCCGAAAAAATCTTTGTCCGAGGCCTCGAGGGAGGTGACTAATTTCCCGAACTCATCTTTGGCTGCGGTCGCACCGCCGACGATCTTCTCACCGTATTCTGCCGAAACGGCACCGAGCCCTGCGGAAATCTTGTCGAGGGAACTGCCACCGGCTTTGTCGAAGGATGTCTGGAATGTGCTGCCTCCATTTTCCATGACTCCTTTGAGGGCGCTGTCGAGCTTGCCGGAGACAAACCCGATGGGGTCGGTCATCGCGGCTTTGAAATCCTGCGCGACGGCATTGAGCACGGCAGAGAATTTCGTTGTGAAAAATTCCACTACGTTTTTGATGGCGGCTCCGAGCCATGTCTCGAAGGCGGTGATGACCCCACGAATGGCGTCGATGAAGGCCTTGCAGCCGTCGATGAAAACTTTGATGACCGTATTGCCAAGGACTCCTGCAATGATGCCGGGAAGGGTTGAGGAGAAAAATGCGGAGGCGAACTTGCCTGCGTCGATGAGGGAGTTGAGGTAGTTATTCCCTGCGATTTTCACCCCAGCAAGAAGGCCAAGGCCGATGGCCTCGATGGCAGGCATGGGGGCCTTGAATGCGCCAATAAGGAAATCAGCCACGCTCATCACTTGCTTCATCAGGGCTGCACCCCATCCGGCGGCGTCTACGCCACTCAGGGCGCTGGTAAATGAGTTGAGGGCAGGGAGGGCGCTTTCGATAAAACCGGCGGCGAACTCCATCGTCTTTGAGCCCATCGCGGAGAGGTTATCACCGAGGCTGTCGAGAGCTCCGGCGCTGCGGTCCATGACGTTGGGGAGGTCGCCGAGTTGACCTTTGGCGCCTTCGATCTCGGCACCGAAATTATTGAGGAGCGGCAGGAGCTCGCCGCCGGATTTGCCGAAGACCTCCATCGAGGCGCGGGCGCGCTCGGCGGGGTCGGAGATGCTGGCGATCTTGGCAGCGAGGACGCCCATCTGCTCGGTCGGGGTCTTGCCAGCGAGATCCGACATGGAAAGGCCAAGGGCATTGAGGGTCGCGGTCTGATCGGCTCCACCGGCTGCGGCCTCGGTCATGAATTTTTGCAGCTTATTGACGGAGGTGCCGACCTTATCGGCCCCCACGCCGGTGTTTTCAAAAGCGCGTTGCAGCACCAGGAGATTCCCAGCGCTCTCTCCGGTGCGTGAAGAAAGGTCGTTGAGCTTGCCGCCGAGATCGATGGCGTCTCCGAATCCATCCACCACGGCGCGAGCGCCTGCGGTCGCGGCCTCGATGGCCAGCATGCCGACCTTGACTGCGGCACCGGCGAGGGCGGCGGCTCCGGCGATCTTGCCGAAGGACATACCAAATCCTTTGCTCGTCTCGTCAGCTTGGTTGCGGAGACCGGAGAGGGAACTGCTGAGGCCTTCGTCCTTGGCTCCGAGTGTGACGGTGATGTCACTCATTGCTGGAGCTCGGCTTGTTTGGCTTTTTCAAAGCGGATGGCGTGGTTCATCATGGAAATCATTTTCTTTTTAGCGAGGTTGACGGCGAAGGATTCGCCACCGGCATCGAGGGTGGCTCGGGCGTAGCCGACGGAGTTCGTGATGGAGATGGAAAATCCAAACCCTTCCTTTTGAGTGAGAGCGGAGACCCTGCCTGAGGCCTTGGGCATGTTGCGCTTGACCCACGCGGGGATGCCTTTGAGGGGCTCACGCACGTCGGCGTTGCACGCCTCGGCGACAATGGCCCATCCGGCCTTGGCGATGCCGACTTTTTTCAAAGTCTCTTTGAGATACTTGCGATAGGTGGCTTGCTTGACGAGAGCGCGATTGAGAAGGCCGAGGCGGTTGGTGCGGCCTGCGGCGTTCTTGTGCGACTTGTGCCAATCCTTGGCGGCGGAGATATCGGAGACCTGAGTCTGCGTGTCGGTCGCCCAGACTATGCCGGAGCGATTGTGTATGGCTGCGCCGCCGGAGGCGAAGGCGGTGCCTTTGGTGATCTCTTTCCACCAAGTCGGATTCACAATCGTGAAGAGATTGCGAATGTCGCTTGCGACTTGCTTCTCGCCTGCTTGTTTGTCTTTTGGCGCGGTGAGTTTAAGGCACTCAATGGCACAGAGCCGGGCGGCATTATTGACAAGCTGCCCGATCTCTTTGCCCGTGATCTCCTCATACTTCTTCATTTTCCGAAGAAATTTCTGGTTATCGACTTGGATGACGGGCTTTGCCATTTTTTAGAGTTTCGAGAAGACGCTTTCTATTTCGGCGAGGGAGTCAAAATGCGCGGTCGGATCTTCGCGCAGATAAAGGCGAGGAATGCCGCGAGCGAATGAATCGGCGTCCAGTATTTGGAGCCCGGCAGCATACGGGATCTCCCACATGATCTCCTGGAACCCCCAACCGGTGACGCTGGCAATGCGGTAGACATAAGAGGAAAGCCAGTTGGGGGATGCTACTTTCCCGAGGTGGTGCTCCCGGGGGATTGGTGTTGGGCCTTGGTCTCGGCGGCGTTCACGCGATTCCATGCGGCTCCGACAATGGCTGAGAGTTCGTCTTGGGCGGCGATGGAGTCGAGGTTGTCGAGTTGCCAGTGGCGGACGGCGCGGTTAAAGGCAATGGCGTCGGCGTCCACAGCGAGCACGTCCTCGAGTGGGGCGATGTGGACGAAGGCGAAGGCGGCGACGAACCAGAACTCGTCGCGCTTCTCGAGCATGTTGGAGCGGATGATGGAGATCGTGCCAGGCACGCAGGGGCGCATCTTCCATTTTCCTGCTTTGCGTGTGCCTTCGCGCATGCCTGCTTCGCGGAGGGCTTCGTCGTCAGTTTCGAGTTCGTCGATGGTATCGGTGTTTTTTTTCATGGTTTTCGTTTGGGTTTAGATGAATTTTGCGAAGCGTTTTTTGTCGGCTTCGGTGGCGTCTTCGGATATGGAAATGATCTTGCCGTTGCGCTCAAAAACGATCTGGCGCGGCGTGGATTTAATAACGGCAACGAGCGAATCCCGGTTGCGTAGGACGGCCAGCATGTAGGCCAGCGGCGACTCGGGGGCGGCGGCGACAAACTCGGCTCCTTCCGAGAAGGAGCGCATGACCTCATCGGCGATCTGCCCAGTCGGGGAGGTAGAGAGGAAGTGGAAAACGGTGGACTCTTCGCCGGATTCGCGCCGAATGCGGGAGGCGGGAGACGTGGGAGATTCAAACTCGAAGCCGAGAGTGCAAAGGATCGCGGCTAATTTTATGTCGCGAGTGGAAAAAACAGATTTCATATATTTCGTAAGCTACCGGGCGCAGCGCCATGAAGACGCCGCACCCCGCTGGGGATTAAGTCATGGTTGCGACGTAGGACTTGGCGGACAGGGAGACGGTCTCGAATTGCTCGGAGGCGAATTTGGACTCCAATCCGGTGACGATAGTCGTGGCACCGAGAGTCACTGAGGCAGGCATGACAACGGCGAGGGTGGCGCCGACCGTTGCGGTGAATGTGCCGGTGCGCATGCCTTCGATGCTGATTTCCTTGATCGGCTCCGCGACGGCGATGGCGACCACTGATCCTTGGTCATCTTTGACCTCGGTGACGCTGGCGGATTCGTTAACGGTGAAGGATGTGACAATGAGGCCTGAGATCGCTGGCGTGCCGTAAGTGGCAGATCCGAGGGCTGTGGTGGTGAAAAGATTTGCGGCCATGATTGGTGATTGGTGGGTTGAGGTTCACCAATTTCGGCGTGTCAAATTTCGATGACGGCGAGGCTCAGATCCGCTGTGGTGGTGAATCGTTCGCTGCCGATGGAATCGCCGAAGGAATTGAGGTCGGCACCGGCGAGGATGAGGCCCGAGGGGAGGTAGGCGACGAGGCCAGCGATGCTGAGGAGGGAGGATTTCACGGAACCGGAGATGCCTTGGTGCGCGGCGAGTGAGTCTTCTATGACGGCGGGGGTAGAGACGATGAGCTGGGCGCGGACCTTGTAGTGCTTGAGGGCGAGTGTGTCGGTGTTCTCGCAAGAGACAAAAACCACCGTCTGGTCGCCGGGGATGGTCTCTGCGCTCTGTCCGGTGAGGATTGTGATGTCGGCGAGGTCGGGATCGGCGAGGAGCCAATCGCGGATGGCGAGTTCGAGGGCTGCGTTCATAAGGAGGAGCCGGGGGAAATCATGGCGACGTATTCGCCTGGGGTGGTGACGACTTCCTTGAGGGTCTGGAGCGTGTAGGCCTTGCCGCCGATGAGGATCTGCTCGCCACGGCGTGGCGGGGTGGCAAGTGACGTGGCCAAAAATCGGCAAGTGAACTCTCCGCCCTGGCGAAGTCCGCCGGTCTCGAGATCAAGGCCGATGGCGATGGGCGAGAGGACGACGCGCAGGGGCTGGCTGCGGAAGGTGGCCGTGTGGCCAAGGGCGGAATTGCGCAGCGCTGCGGCGGCGAGAGTGAAGGTGCGGATCGCGTCGGGCGACATACCCATGCTGCTGTGTCAAAAAGAAAAGCCCGGCAGGAAAGGCTCCTGCCGGGCTTTTCGGGTTGGGCGCTGTGAGGCGCGAGGAATTAAGCGATGTTGATGATGGCCATCGTGCCGCCTGTCACGCCTTTCGATGCACCGAACATAAGTTCGAGCGATGCGTTGACTTGGCGATTCGCTGTGGAACCCCATACATTGTACTGCACCGAGATGCCGAGCTGTTCGAGCGTGACCACTTCGCTGATCGAGAATTGGTTGCGCACTTCGTCTGCGATTGCTGGAGCGGCGGCCGCCATAGCGATTGCGTCTGGCGAGCAAGCGAATCCTGCCATGCCTGATTCTCCGGAGAAGCTGCTGGCGTAGAAGACACCGGCATCAAATCCGTAAGCGCCAGCGGAGAGCGGGAGGCTCTGGCTGCTGGTGGGCAGGAGTTGGCTGTAAAGCGCGGGGCTCAGAACGAGACCTTTGCGGTCGCTCTTGGCCACAGCGGCCCAGAGTGCCTTTAGGTTGGCGAAGTTCGTGCCGGTGAGGTCTGCGGTGGTGACCGATGCTGCCCCGAAATTTGCTACGGTGATCGGGGTGGTAGCCACTGCCCAGATCTTGTCGGCGAGTGCATTGAGGTTGGAGATGATCAAGCGATCTAGGCGATGACCGGATGCCAACTCAGCGGCTGAGATGGCGAAGGGCTGGAAGAGGTGATCAAGTGTGACCGTGATCTTACCCACAGTGTTGCCGCCGCCGGGCTCGAAGTTGGTCGGGTTTGTGAGTGTCGATGCTGCCGCTGTGACGAGCGGAACCTGGACGGTGTCTTTGGCCGTCTTAACGTCGGACGAGAAATCCGATGCGAAGATGTTGAGCGCCGCGAGGCGGTTTGCGAGGACGGTTTTGGTCTGTGCGGAGATAGAATCCGCAACCAGAGCTGAGTCGAATGTATTTGCCATATGAGTGGTGTGGTTGTGTTTGGTTTGTGTTGGTTGGGTTTCTCCTCGGCTTAGGCTTTGGAAATTTTTTGGCGTGCTTGCCAGATGAGAGCTTTGTGCTTCTCAAAAAGGGCGGATGCGGCTTTGCGGTCGCCGGACTCTACGGCGGCGAGATACTCGGCGACGGGGTCGAGGGCTTCCGGTGCGGCATTGGAAATGATGGGGACCACGCGGGCGGCGGAGAGGCCGAGGCTGCGCTCGAGGCGGGCGAAGGATTCGCGCTCTTCGTTGAGCTCGTCGCGGAGGGTCTCCACTTTGGCGGAGTAGGCTTGGAGGGCGAGGATGGCGGAGTCGCGCTCGGCTAAGATGGCGTTGTATTTTGCCAAGATCGAATCGGCGGCGGCGAGGGATACGGGGCTGACAATGGGCTGGGGTGTTGCATCTGGTGCGACTTCGACTTGGTCGGCGGGCGCGATCTCTTCGATGATCTCGATCTCTTCGGCGGGAACGGAGTCGCTGACGATGCTATCGGCGATGACTTCTTCGACGATCTCGGGCTCGGGTGTGATTTCTATTTCCATACGATGTGGCTGGGCTGTCAAATTGGCGGGGGCGTTTTTGAATTTCGCCATTCTGGCGAATTTATTGGAGGAGGCGGCGAGGGATAGGGTGTCGGTGATCTCGTCTATGAATCCGGCGGAGAGGGCTTCGGCGGCGGTGAACCATGTCTCGGAGTCCATCCACTCTTGGATCTGCTCGGGGTCTTGTCCGCTCTTGGCGGCATAGGCTCCGACCATGTTGGACCGGATCTTGTCGAGCAACTCGGCTTGGTCGCGGAGCTCGGCGGCGTCTCCCATGGCAACGCCCCAGGGATTATGAATCATGTAAAATCCATTGGCGGCCATCTTGACTGGCATACCGGCGAGGGAGATGACGGTGGCCATGCTGGCGGCGAGGCCTTCGATCTGGACCTCTACGTTGCCGCGACGCTGCAAGGCGTTGAAAATGGCGTTGCCGTCGAAGACTTCTCCGCCTGGGGAGTGGATCTTGAGGACGATCTTGTCGGTGGCGGGGATGGCCTTGAGGTCGGTGATGAATTGCTTGGCGCTGATGCCATACATACCGATCTCGTCGAAAATGGAGATTTCGGTTTCGCTGACCGAGGGCTTAGGAGTGAGGGCATACCAGTTACGCATGTGATTCTGTTTGGTTGTCAAAGGCGGCGGTGCGGATGCGGGCACTGGGGAGGTGCATGCGAGCGCACATCCATCGGTAAATGCGGGAATCGATGAAATGGCTGGCGGTGACCTTGTCGAAGGCGGCGGCGTTGTTCATCTGCGGAGATCGGTAGGTGGCGGTGGATCGGAGATCCTCGACGGCGCGGTCGATGAGCGCGCAGAGGAGGGCGCGGATGGGCTTGCTCTCAGCGTCGAGCTTCTCGTCGACTGCGGAGGAAGTCTGCGAGGTTGAGCTGAAGTACTCTTGGTGGTTCTTTATCATTTTCTTTTTGTGGTGGGAGTGGGGCCATCAAGGGGCGCTGCCACTTGGTCCGCAGCGCGTTGATGAAGGTGATGTGCTCAGGGGATGGGGTTGCCGAGAATGGAAGAGGCATGGCTTGGGAAGACGTCGGAGGGATTGAGGCCGAGGGCGGCGCATTTTTGCTGGCGGCGGATGTAGGTATTCAGGATGTCGTCTTCCTCGGCTTGGGCGTCCAAGCCATGGATGTTGCAGTAGCGCTCCCAGCTCATGTAGCCGGAGTCGAGGAGCTGGGCGTAGAGACGGCCATCGCGTCCGTTGTCGACGGTGATTTTCTTTGGGGTGACCCATTCGTGCCTCCACCAGTCGTCGCCGGGGTAGGGCAAGTTGCCGGATTGGATCTCATGCCAGAGCCAGTATTTCCAGAAGGGGCGGCAAAATTGATCGACGAGCATTTGTTGGAGACGCTCGAGGAAGTTCTGCGCGACTTCGAGGAGGCCTCGGAACTCGGTGCCTGCGGTGCCGACGAAGACCATGAGTGCCTCGGGGGGAAGGCCGATCCCTCGGGCGATCTCGCCCATGATGGTGCGGATGAATGGCTCGAAGGCGGTGCCGGGGTGTTCGTTCTTGAAGCTCTGTATGGATTCGCCGGGCTTGAGCTTGGGAATGATGGTGCCGTTGTACAAGGTCTCGGCGGAGATCTCTTGGTTGTCGGCGGTCTGAAGATTCGACAGGCCTCCGCCGAGTCGGACGGCTTCGTCGGAGGTGATGGCGAAGGCGACTTGTGCGCCGGCTTTGGCGGATCCTTTCTCGTACGCCATATACTCGGCGAGGTCGTGGCAATTGATGATGGCGTTGTGCAGCCAGGAGATGCCGCGTGGGTAGCCGCTGCGGCGGACGTGGCGGAAGTGCAGCATGTCGGCGGCGGGGACGTCTTGGTATTTCCCATTGGCGCGGTCGGTGATGACGCGGTAGCTAGTGGGTGCGCCGAACTTATCGAGCAGGACGCCGTCGTAGGCTCGGTCGGAGGAGTCGGCGGTGCTGCCTATGGCTTCGCCGCCGATGAAGCGGACGCGGGTGCCGCCTGCTTCGGTGCGGATGAACTGGGCGAAGAAGTCGCCGTCGACGGCGACTTGCCGAAGGATGAGAGACTGCGCGCCGTAGAAATTCACCTGGGCGGAGGCGTCGAATGCCCACGTCTCGGCGCAGGCGCGGTCCTCGAAGAGGCGCTCGGCTCG